AACACGAGCTGCACCTGTTAAAGCGATCTCACACGATGAAGAGTTCTTCGGGCGAAGAGGATCATCACCCAGTTGGAAGCCTAAAGACAGGATGATGGGCTACTAGCAATACGTTTGGCACCATGCCAAAAGGCAATACAATGACTATAGCGAAACTCAACTCAGACGAAAGAGAAGAACTTGCCAGGCAGCTGTGTGAGGAGCGAGATAATGCTGTCAAGAAACGCAAGCAAAAAGGACTGGATACAATCTGGGGCAACGCACGGGCTCGGTACGAAGGTAAAGAACCTACGGACGGAAACCAGGGTGGGTTTGAAAAGCCTGAAACCTTAGATGGGCCTATGCAAGCAGCACAGACAACCACTCCGCAACCAGGCAAAGGATCAACCGTGGTGCTCAACATCACACGCCCCTATGTCAACGCGGGCACAGCAATGGTTGCGGATATTCTTCTCCAGTCTGGCAAGCTGCCTTTCTCTCTCCGGTCTACTCCGATCAGTGATGCTCAAACGCTCATGCGAGCTATTGTCGAATATCCTGAAGTTATACCGTTGTTAGAATCTACTGCACCGAAGCTAGCTCAACGTATGGGCGTAGAAGAAGATGTGGAGAACGGCCCAGCAGCCAAGGCTCTAGAACTTATCAAGGACTGGTTGAAAGAGGCTAACTGGGATGCTGCAGTCCGTGAACAAATCATGGAAGCTGGAAAAGTCGGCACAGGCGTCATCAAAGGCCCGTTCCCTCGGATGCGCCAAACGAACGCCGAACTGGAAGCTTTCCTCGAAGCTCTGCCTACTGCGTTTGAAGACCCAAACAAAGGGAAAATGGTACAGCAGAAGCTGGCAGCACAACTAAGGTATGTACCGTCTACTGAGGTTGTGAAGGTCGAGAACTGCTATCCTGATCCTGACTGTGGCCCAGACATCCAGAACGGTCGGTTCTTCTTCGAGCATGTGCCCGAGACAACTCGTCGGCAACTGACAGAATACAAAAATGATCCTTCCTATGACGCTGCCCAGATTGATCTGTGCTTGGAAGAAGGGCCACAGGTTGTAGGCAAGTCCAAGAAGAAAGCTGAGAAAGGTCCACACGAGCTGTGGATTCGTACTGGCGTCTTGGTCTATAAGCACCAGGAAGGCAAAGAAGAGCTAGGCTTTCAAGTCACCGTATTGTGCAACAAGCGGATTATCAAGAGTGAAGTCTATTGGCTGGAGTCTCAAAAGTTTCCATATTGGATGCTGGCTTGGCTGCCGCGTGATGGATGCTGGTCAGGTATAGGTATCAGCGAGCAAGCAGAGACCCCACAGCGAGGCGTAACTGCCGCAGTCAGAGCACTCATGGACAATATGGGCTACTCTGTTGGTCCGCAGATCCTGGAAATGGAAGGTTTGATTGAACCGACTGATGGGAACTGGGACCTCTACCCGTACAAGCGGTGGAAAGTCAAGAGTCCTTTGCCTGGTGTCGATGCTGTGGCAGAAGCAAAGAATGCTCTGACGTTCTTGGAGTTCCAAAACTACCTGAACGAGATCATGCCGGTCATTAACTTCTGGCTCAAGATGACTGAGGACACTACCGGACTGTCCCTCCTGCTACAGGGCAAGGCCGTAACCGAGGCTGTAGGGATTTCCCAGCAGCTCATGAACAACGCAACGACTGTCCTACGTCAAGTAGTCAAGGAATGGGACAACGGAACCTGCACACCGCAGATCACCGCGTTCTATGAGTGGGCCCAGGAGTATGGACCTCCCGAAGTTCAGGGTGATGCAGTGATCGAGCCGCTCGGTTCGTCCTCCCTCATCATACGGGAACTGCAACAACAAGCCTTGCTCCAGATCGGGGACAAAGCAGTCCAGCCCATATACGGCCTGTCGCCATCGAAGTGGATGAAACTCTACCTCGAAGGCTTCCAGATGAACTTTGAACAGCTTGCAATGACCGACAAAGAACGCGAACAGTTGGAAGCAGCTGAGAAGGAGCCTGATGTTAAGCTCCAGGTAGCGCAGATTGAAGCCGCTGCCGATGTAAGAATTGCTGAAATGAAGCGTGAGTCCGAAGATATGCGTACAGCTTTGAAAGCTATGCAGGATGACTTCACAAATCAGCAGAGCGAACGGGCACAACAGCTGGACGATCTACTAAAAGCTGTGCAGCTTGTGCAAAGTACACGGCAAGGTGAGCAGGCCTTACCTGCAGACCAGTCTGTTGCGCCCGCCTTACCATCTCCAGCACAGCCTATAGGAGGACAACCTTCTCCTGAAGAGGTCGGGGCTGCGCTGGAGGTCCTTGAAGGAGGGCAAGCTGGATGAGTGAAACGATCTCACTACCGCCGACCACTCTGAAAGATGCGTTTATCTACGCTCCTATGGAGGGGAAGTATATTGACCCAATAAAGCTTTTGCAATACTTGGAAGGATATGCTATTATCTTATCAGAGCAGACAGCCAAACCCGGTCTGGATGCTGTCAAGACAGAGTTAGCTAGAGGACAACGGCTAACCTGCTTGGCGCTAAGGAAACAAATTGAAGAGGAACTGAACAATGCCCCCGATTGACGCAGAAGGTAACGAAATTGACACAGGAATTCTCGACTCCACCCTGTTAAACCCAGGTGAGGGCGATCTCCCTCCTGGTGGAGAAGGTGGTGACGATGATCTGCCCCCAATGTTTATTGGAGACTTCGACGAAGAAGCTGCACTGGGTATCCTAACAGGTGCTCGTGACATGCCAGACAACTTGAACGCTATGGAGTCTCGCTTCCAGGGCAACCTGAGCGAATTGAACGAGCGTTTTACTACCTATGAAAAAGGTCTACCGACTCAATCGTCTTTCGACCTTGACAAGCTTCATAAAGGACTTGAAGCCTACGACCCGAAACTTGCAGAAGTTCTCGGGCCATTATTGCAGGACGCATTTCAGACTTCACCGCTGGATGAAACCACACTCCGCCCGCACATTGATCCTATCAGGACCGAGATGCAGGAGTGGATGGGTCAACAGTTAGTGTTGTCAGCTTATTCTCCCGAAGTGATCGCAGATATAGTTCCACCTGTGAAAGATGGGAGATTCGAGCCTTCAGGTCAAAGGCACGAAGACTTTATGGGCTGGTACTCCAAGCAGGGTTATCAGACTCAACAATCTCTTTTGACGTTCGGTGCGCCTTATGTGCAAGCCTTGCGCTCTTTCGAGAAGTGGGAGTCAAAACTGAATGAGGAACGAGCTGAAAAAGCTGGCAAGCAAACTCAGCGGCTGCAGAATGGGCAAGTGCCCTCCAGCCGATCCAGGATACCCCCAACGCCCAAGGCTCCATCAGCCGATGAAGCTTTCGCCGCGGGATTCGATGAAGCATTTGAAGAGGTCAAACGATAATGCCAGGACAAGCATATACAACGCAGGTAGGCCAGCACGAGAAGTTTAAAGGCCGTATCCTTGCAAAAGCACAGGCGCAGGAAATGTTGACTAAGGTCGGCGCTATGGAGGAAATTCCCCAGAATTCTTCCGAGCTGATTGAGTGGAAACGTTTTCTCCCCTTCGGTGGTGTAGACAACCAGTGGATTGCTGCTGGCGGTGACACCGCGTTCATTAACACACACCTCGTACAGGAAGGTGTAACGCCGACTGCAGACTCCATTGCATGGACTACGCTGTCGACGACTCTGCAGCAAATCGGTTGTCTGTACTCCTACACCGACAAGTTCCGCCACGTACACGAAGAAGGTATGACTGTTCCTCCTGAGATGGAAGATCAGTGTGCCGCTCGTATCGTGCTGTCTCGGGAGATGATGGTCTACGGCGAAATGAAGGGCTGTACTAACCAGTTCTTCGGTGGCACAGGCAACTCCATTGGCACTGTCAATGGTCCGCCTACCAAAGGCATGTTCCAGGACATCTCGCGTTCTATTCTTGGCGCACACGGAATCACCATCAACAAGACTCTCAAGTCTGGTCCCAACTACGGTACGCAGTCTGTACAAGCCTCCTGGCCTGTCTACTGCCATACTGATATGGAGAAGACTTTCGAGAACATTACCGGCTTCGTCAAAGTTGCCGACTATGGTCCGGCTGTTCAGTTGCTTGATCCCGATTACGAGATCGGCGCGTTGGGTCGCTTCCGTATCATCATCAACCCTATCCTGACTTATCAGGTAGCCGGTGGTGCGCTGATTGCTTCGTGGGTACCTTCTACTGATCCGAAGGCTGACGATGCAACCAATATCGACGTTTATCCGCTGATCTGTCTCGGTCGAGGCAAGGCCGGTGGTGATGCTTTCGGTCAAGTTGGCCTGCGCGGTAAGAATGCGCTGGATGCGAGCCACATTCCTCCGTCTACCAAGTCCAAGTCTGATCCCCTGGGTCAGCGCGGATACGTTGGTGGTATCTCCTGGCAGGCACAAGCTGTGCTGAACGATGCCTGGATGGCGGTAGCCTTCGTCGGTACAGAGGAGTAATCAAGGTATGGGACAGCTTAATGAGACTATCATTGCGCTGCAGCCTCACCTGAGTGCAGCTGGGGCGGAAGCGCTTCAGCGGTATTTAGAGGGTATAGAGCAAGGGGGTTCAATCCCTGTTGCTCTTGGCGCAGTGACTCGGGAAGACGGTACGACCCTTCTGAAGCAAGCAACAACTGTCGCGGGTTACGCGCAGCTTGCTGATAAAGAACTGGTTATCCTGATTCCTGTTGACGCAACGGCAGGTGAAGCTCTTGGCTTTACTGTCGCTGTTCCTTCAGACCTGGACGATAGCAAAGACCTTACGGTCCACGCGCTTGTTGGCAAAGACGCTGCCCTCGATGCGCTGACGTTGGATTGTGAGGTATTTCCAGTTGGTGTAGGTGATGTAGCCAACGCAGATATCCAGGACACAGCAGCTCTAGCTATTACTGAGGCAGCAAGCGAACTGATCTTTACCTGTGGTAAGGACGGTGTGCTGGCGGCTCCAGGTGGTGTGAGTGTGGTATTAACGCTTGGCGGAACCAACGACGGTGACGCTGTTCACATTTACGCAGTCTGGATAGAGTACACTCGCAAGAGTGTGGCTTAATATTTAGATAAACTTTACGAGGTAAAGACATGACTCTTGCAAGTGCACAAGCTAACTACCCAGCTGATGGCGGTCAGTTTGCTACCGGGTCCCGTACAGGGGTTCGGACAGCAGCCGACTTCACCATCACTCTGGGTTTCACCCCCAAGAAGATTCGAGTGGTCAACCTGACTGATCGTGTCGAGGCTGTATTGTTTGTTGATGCGGCTCTCGGGACTCTCAACGTTGAGGGACTTTTGTCCGTCGCAGCGGGAACCATGACCTATGCAGATGTCGGCATCACAGTTGGCGTAGACAGTAAGAGCTTCGACGTTGTTGTTGCTACTGCTGGCCTGGAGACCGATGACGATGACGTTGTCTGGGAAGCCTGGGGCTAAACACACCACCGGAGGAGGGGGCTTCGGCCCCCCTTTTTACTATTATGGCAACAACTCAAAAGCAATCCGATAGCGGCGAGTCTAAAAAAGTATTGGATGAATCTATCCATGAAGATGAAGGTGTACAGACACCTATCATTATGCAAGACAACGAAGCCACCAAGGACTATACCCGTGACTTGGCCTTCATGTGCGAGACCGTAGAGGTCATGGTTCTGGAAACTCAGAGCCTGAATGACTCGACGCGCCTTGTGACAGTATCAATCAATGGAAAATCCTATCACTTCATACGTGGGCAGTTTCGTAAGTGTCCCCGTTTTGTATTGGAAGCCCTGGCTCGCGCTAAGCGTGAGAACTGGAACTTCTCTTACAAGAAGAATGCTGATGGATCGACCTCGGACATCAACCAGATGCATCGTATGTTACGCTTTCCCCACCAGTACAGGGATACCAACCCGAAAGGGGCTGTGTGGTACGACAGCATCAAAGACAAGAGCATGTAAATCGCTATGGACCTCGCTGAGATTACTCGTCAAATCCGCGTTAGGATTGGGGACTTAGAAGAGCCGTACAAGTATTCCACTAACTTGCTTCATGGGTGGATCAATACCGCGTACCTGGCTATTCAACTGGAGTCTGACCAGTGGGAGTTCCATCACGAACGCGATGCTTTTATTACTACAATAGATGGGACTGCTGATTACACCTTGCCATTAATCAAGATACTTGATCAGCAGTCTCTATATTTTATTCCAGATGGGCAGACAGCACACCAGACTCTGCTCACGAAAACCTATCAGACTTGGGAATGGGAACAGCGGAACGTAGAGCTGTCGCCTGGCCCGCCTAATTGGATAATTCAGACTCCTGACCAGCAGTGGAAGGTCGATCCGGAGCCGAATGGTATCTATGTAATTTACGCTGATCGGTGGCTGCGGCCGACAGAACTGGCCCTCGCTGCAGATGAGCCATTGTGGGAAGCAGAGTACCACAAGGTTCTGCTGTATGAGGCATTGAAAATTGCTGTGAGTTTACGCCCTGACGAGCCACTAAGCCGAGCTGCTGCGCAAGAGATCACGAACTTCTTGCCTCAGCTTCGTAAGGCCTTCACTCGGCGCTACCTCCCGGCTATTGGTAATGCAGGACCGATGCTATGACACTTGCTGAATTGATGACAGCTGTTCGTCGGAAGCTAGATGATGCTATCGGACAGACCGCCCTGGATGAAGACACTATTGTTGAGGCACTGAACGCAGCTCAGAATGAGTTTGCGACTGAGACTCTTTGTGTATTTGCCTCTGGCACAGTAGCCTTCACTAGTGGAGTCGCTTTTATCACCTTACCCGCTGGAACAGTTTGGGTGATTGGTGGTGATATAGCAGGTGTTCCGCTTACCAAGGTCACACAACACCAGTTAGACTATGGGCACTTCGACCTGAACGGGACGGAAGATGCCGCAAAATTCTCTGCCTGGCGCGCTGCATCAGGCACACCAAAGTTTATTGTAAGTGACTATGGGCCTCTACAGGCTCGCTTAGTTCCAAACCCAGATTCATCCAGTAACGTGACTGTTGAGCGATACACGCTTCCTACCGCAATGGACCTTGAAGCAGCTCCAGACGTTGAACCGGAAATTCCCATTGCCTACCATGAAGGTCTCGTTCATGGGGCTCTGGCTTACTTGTTTGATATTCCTGACTTGGAAATCTACGATGTAGGCCGAGCTGTGCTTTATGCAGGTAAATGGACCAAATATATCGCTTCCGCATCAATTTCACTGCAAACAGCAACACGCAGAACTGATCGAGTCTTAAGTTTACCTGAAGGTTCCTTCTTTCCGCAGCCTGGTGGCAATACAATTGGCGCGGTGCCAAATAGCAATACGGAAGGTATTTAATGTCTCCATCTGTTATACACGATTTAATACTTAACCCACTTTTTTCAGTTTTACCAGCGACAATGACTACCGACAGTGCAAGAGCTATGTTACTAGCCATCGGCTTACAAGAGAGCAAGTTTAAATACCGCAGGCAAGTTCGCGGTCCCGCGATGGGCTTCTGGCAGTTTGAAACTGCTGGGATCATAGGTGTGATGACACATCACGCCTCAGTGGAATATGCAGAAAGTTTGCTGGGAATGCTGGTTATTGAAAACCAAGACGCAGTTATTTATCGAGCAGTTCAGTATAATGACTTGCTGGCAGCAGGTCTTGCACGACTGTTGCTTTGGACTTTACCACATGCTCTACCAGAAAGAGGAGATGCCCAGGGAGCCTGGGAACAATATTTGGAAGCGTGGCGACCAGGCCGTCCTCACAAAGAAACGTGGGAGACAAACTGGAACGAGGCCTGGGGTGCTATTGATAGGGCTTAGTGCAATTATAAATAAAATCGGGGGACCAGAGACGGTTCCTCTCAGGAGATGTGACAAAATGGGACTAGAGAACCCAAACAAAGTGATCCAACTGCTTGACATGCTGTTCCTTGGATCAACCTCAGGTGCAGGGGCTATTGCCTGGCACACCTGGTTGGGAACAAACATAGGGATTCGCCGGGTGATAGCGCTATTTGTGCTGTCAGCCTTGTTTTCAGTGATAGTATATTTGTGGACCTGGCCCTCGATGGTACAGGAGCCCACCAAACATTTTGCAATCTCGATTCTTTGTGGGATTGGTACAACAGACTTGGTGGCTTTTACATTTGCTCTCATACGCACAAGAATTGTTGCTATTGTAGGGATAAAAAAGAATGGTAATCCACCCGACTAAATACATCTCAGGAGCTATAGTTGTGTGGTTTATTGCTTTAGTTCTTGCTACCTGCGCTGACCGAACATTCTATGCACACGCAGCAGGTTACATATATCAACCCGAGGAGTGTAATTATGTGGATTATCTGTATAACGACTTTTCGAGATAACAAAGACTCGTTTATCAAAGGCGAGCTGCGTTATATCGAGAAAGAACGCGGTGACTACTTTGTCCAGAATGCCTGGGCAGTAGAAACACCAGAACCAAACTTAGCTGACTTACCCGAAGCAGGTCAGGAGAGCACTACAACATACCTGGATATACAGTCAGGTATTCTGAATCTGGGAGATAATTATGGGTAAGACTGTACACGATGACGTTCTTGACGGGGCGTTAAATATTATCAAAAACAACTGTACACGCATGACAGTGTGTTCAGCTGAGCCGACGGACTACACTGAGGCCAACGCAACTTATGCGCTGGCTGATGTGACTATGGCACCGGGCGACTTCACTAACGCTGACGGAGACACGAATGGACGCAAGTCTACCGTGGCTGCCAAGTCTAGCGTGTTGATTGATACAACCGGGACAGGTAACCACGTTGCCTTGCTGGACGTGTCGAATACGAAGCTGCTGTACGTGACTACCTGTACTTCACAGGCGTTGACTGCTAACGGTTCTAACACGGTGAACTTCCCAGCTTGGGATATTGAGATTGCTGATCCGACATAAGGGAGTAGCCCGTGTCACTTAAATACTTTGACCGGGTCAAGGGTACTACCACCACGACCGGAACAGGTGATTACACAA